GCGCGCCCTCAAGGCCCTGAAAGAGCGCTTCGCCGATCAGTCCACAACCCGCTGTGTCAGGGATGCGCTTGGCTGTTCAGACGATCAGGCCCGCGCTATCATTGGCACGTTGCGGGTCAAGAACTGGGTCGCGCCCGTCGCATATCAGGCCCGCACGCTGGAAATAACACTGGATGGGCTGCGCGCCCTTAGAAGCGCTGCGCGGCGTGACTTGAGGAATTTTCGCCATGGGGAGTGAAAAGCAAAACCGATTTCTGGCGCTAATTGGTCAAAAGCCCGGTGAGGACAGCCGAAACAGCAAATATGACCCTGAATACTGCGAAAAAATCAAGATCATGGCCCAAGATGGTATGTTTCCCGAAGAATGGGCCTGCGAAATTGGCGTGACGCTGTGGACGTTCAAGAACTGGGCGCAGAAATACCCCGATTTCAATGAGGCGCTGGTGCAATCACGTCTGCTGCTGACCTCGTGGTGGACCAAAAAGCTGCGCGACACCATGTCTATGCCGTCAAATCCAACGGTCTATGGCTTGCTGGCGCGGCGATTCACGTCGCTATACGGCACAACGCCTGTCGATCTTATGGGGTGGATGCTGGAGGGCAGTGATGAAGAGACCAGCGATTCCATGGGGCCTGTGGCGGTAAAGGCGGTGGCGACCGATGATCTGGTGGCGCGGCTGTCGGTGTTGGAGCAGAGGAAAAGGGAGGCGGGGCAGTGATGGAAAATGATGATTACAAGGCGGCTGTATCACGGTGGCCACTGACAGACGATGCTATTGAATGTGGCGCAAAGGCACTGGCCGAGGCGCTTGCTGGCGGTAAATGGGAAACGCATTTTACCGACGGTCAAAAACAGCTTTGGCGTGATCGCGTGAAAAAGGCGATGGATTGAACCAAACCGCCGCCCTGCTGCAAGAAGAACTATTGATCCGCGATGAATTGGATCGTCGGCGGTCACGGGAAAACTTTCTGTCGTTCTACATGCGCATGACGGGCATGTTTCCCCCGCGCCATTTCAGGCTGATCGCGGCGCTGGCCGAGGCGCTGGAATCGGACCAGATTGATCGCGCGATGTTGTTTGCCCCGCCGCGCCATATCAAGACGCTGGGTATCAGCACGCTGTTTCCCGCGTGGATCATGGGGCGGCACCCCACAACCAAGATTATGTCCGTGGTTCACACGGATCGCTATGCCAAGAAGGTTGGCCGCAACGTGCGAAATCTGCTGCGCCGCCAAGAATGGCCGTTTGACGTGGATGCAGCCCCGTTCGAGAGCGTTGAACTGGCGGGCGATACGCAGGCCAAAGAACAATGGGCCACGCCTCAAGGCGGTGAATATAACGGCTTTGGCATGTTTGGCGGCAACCAGCACGGCAACCCTGCTGAATGGCTATTCATGGATGACGTGATCAAGGGCCGCAAGATCGCGCTGTCGTCGCATATGCGCGACGAGGCGTGGGAGACGTATCGGGCCGACCTTTTGTCGCGCTTGCAGGGCCGCCGTAAACAGGTCATTGCCATTACTCGCTGGCACCAAGACGACCCAGCGGGCCGCATCTTGCCTGACAACTATGACGGCAGATCGGGTTGGTTCGATGACCGCGAGACTGGCGAACCGTGGTATGTCCTATCACTGCCCGCCGTGGCCGAACATGAAGATGATCCGCTGGGGAGAAAGCCGGGCGAATGGCTGTGGCCAGAGGCGTTTGGCGAGGACCAACTGGGTGGCGTGCGGCGGCGCGGTGGGTGGATATGGTCGGCCCTGTATCAGCAACGCCCAAGCCCAGCCGAGGGCCTGATGTTCACGCAAGAGCATATCAACCGATACGACCGCGCCAAACTCGACCTGACGCAGATGCGGATTTACATTTCGTCCGACTATGCCGTTACGGAAGAAGGGGCAGGGGATAACCCCGATTGGACGGTCCACCAAGTCTGGGCCTTGGATTCGGAGCGAAACCTGTATCTGATTGATATGTGGCGCGGCAGGACGCAGCCCGATGTTTGGCTACGCGAATGGATCAGGCTGGTGCGGAAATACAAGCCACTTCGGGCCTTTGAAGAGGCGGGGCAGATCATCAAATCTCTTGGCCCCCTGATCAACACCATGATGCAAGACGAGCGCGTGTTTGTGTCGCGGGTGCAGATCGCCAGCACCACAGACAAGCCCAGCCGTGCGCAAGCCCTTCTGGGCCTTGCCTCTATGGGCAAGATGTATCTGCCTCACCGCGCGCAAGTCGATGGCAATCTGCTGATCGCGCTGGATGCGTTTGAGAAGGAACTGCTGACATTCCCTGGGGGCACGAAAGACGACTGCGTGGACACCGCAACCCTGATGGCGCGCGGCATTGACCGCATGGCGCTGGGCGAAAAGCCCAGAAAGCGCGATTTGCCGCAAGACGATACCCTTGATGATATATGGAGCAGGGAAGGCAGATAACCGCAGGGTTCGGGAATGGCAGATATGGATGATAAGGTGCCCTTTGGCGCTGCCGCGATGGGCGCTGATAAGGCGGTAAGCTATCAGCCCAGCATTGATTCCGCCGCGCCTGAAACCAATGAAGAGGCGGAACAGGCGGGACCAGACAAGCAAGCCCTGTTTTGGCAGAAGCAAATCACCACCGCTATTCGGCAAGAGCGCCGCTGGCGCAGCGAGGCGGAACACGCCGAAACCTCCTATTTCGGGCCAGACGAAGACCCGCAATCAAAGCAAGGCGCTGATGGCAAGGCTTCAAACCCGATCAGCAACACCACATCCACGATCCACGGCAACATTGACGTGTTGAAGCCCCTGCTGTTTTCCGAAACCCCCACGCCCATTGTGCAGCGCCGCTATCGCGGGGATGGCAAAACCACCGATGAAACCGATTTGATGGCAACCGAGGTTGGCCAACGGATCGCGCAATACCTGCTGACCACCACGCAGTTTGATGATGCTATGGAAGGTGTGCGCGATGATTGGCTGATCGCAGGGCGCGGCGCGGCGCGGATATTCTACAAGGCCAAGATCGAATCCGTCACAGATGAAGTGACTGGCGCGATGGTCGAAAAAAAGGTGGATGAAACGGTCTATGCCCGCCATTGGGAATGGCGGCGCTTGCTGTTGGCCCCGGGCCATGGGTGGGACAATATGCCGTGGTTGGCCTTTGAGGTGCCAATGACCCGCAGCAAGGCCATAAAGGCGTTTGGCGAGGAAAAAGCCAGCCAGATTTCCTATAACAAGAAGGGTCTGATTGACCTGTCCCGCGCGCCAGGCGACTCGGATCGCAGCTTTGGCACAGCCCTGACCGATGACGATACATCTGGCGAATTGGCCAACAACCCGTTTGATACCTGCACCGTCTGGGAGATTTGGATCAAAGATGATCGTAAGATCGTCTGGTGGAGTCCTGACGCAAAAGACCAAATCCTTGACGAAGCGGAAGACGCGCTGAACCTCGAAGAGTTTTGGCCCATGCCAAAGCCCGTAACGGCAACAACCAAAGGCACAAGCCTGAACCCGCGCCCCGATATGCGCTATTACGAGGCGGCTGCTGCGGAGGTTGAAACCGCCACCACAAAGATGAAGCAAATCCTTGAGGTTATAGCTCTCGCAGGTATCTATGCTGGTAGCGCCGAAGAGGAGGTCAAGAAGCTGCTGTCTGGCAAAAACGCTGTTTACCCAGCGCAGGCGTTTCAGGCGTTGATGGATAAGGGCGGCACGCGGGGCCTGATCGAATGGTTGCCGCTGGACGCCATGATCCAAGCTTTGAACGCCTTGGGCATGATGCGAGAGCAAGCCAAACAGCGCATGTTCGAGGATTCTGGCGTGTCGGATATCATGCGCGCACAAGGTGATCCGCGCGAGTCTGCCACGGCCCAAAACCTCAAAGGCAAATACGCTGGGATGCGCCTTTCCAGCCGCCAGCGCCGCATGGCAATCTATGTCAGGGACATGCTGCGCCTTATGGTCGAGGTCGCGGTCGAAATGTTTGACACCGAGTTTCTGGCCGATATTTGCGGGCTGGACATACCCATGACCGAGGCGGAACGGCAAGGCATGATTGACCAGCGCGCAGCGCTAGAAGCGGCCCACGCCGAGGCTGTGGCTGCGTTTGAGGAAATGGCCCAGCAGCGCCAGATGGTCGAGCAAGCCGCCGCGCAACAAGGCGGGCAGTTGACGTTGCCGCCCATGCCAGAACCGCCCCCGCCATTGCCCCCTGCGCCCCGCGTGCCCAAGACATCGTGGGAATTGGTTCATGCCCGCCTGCGTAACGATTTGACGCGCAAGATCACAATCACCATCGAAACCCAGTCCACCATCATTGAGGATGAACAGGGCGACAAAGAGGCGCGGGTGGAATTTATCGGCGCGTTCTCATCGTTCGTTCAGCAGATCATCCCGCTGGTCGGAACAGGTCAATTCGATATGAAAACCGCCAAGGAATTGCTGATGTTTGGGGTCAGAGCCTTCCCTAAGTCTCGCACGCTGGAAGGTATGATTTCAGACCTGCCCGATGAAATGCCAGAAGGCGATAAGGCCCCTGATGTGGCGGTGCAGGTCGCCCAGATCAGGGCCGAGGTTGATTTGAAGATCGCAGAGATGCGCGCCGCAGGCGAAGAGGCCGAGCGCGCCCATGAAATGCGGCTGAAAGGGGCCGATCTTATGGCCCAAGCCGCAGAGCAAGGCAATCAGCCAAACGCAGAGCAAAACGGCCAACGCGCCGCAGTATAACCCCATACCCAAGGAGGATATG